CTGAAAACATGAGATTCAAGGATCTTCTGGCAGTCTTTAAGTCATAACCGCCAAGAACCTCAAGTCCGCATCTCTCGAACGCCTCCTCGATGATCTCTTCAATTTGAAGATTAAAAGTTCTAGTGCCTGAATAAGCCATAAACTTTTAACCGTATAAAATCGTTACTTTATCAACGTTTGTTAAAGTTGCATATCCACTAGTCGGGCAATGAAGACCTTGTCCTGGCATATCAATTTGATAATATGCAGGATTACCTGCAGTTCCAGCACCTATAGGTGTATCAAAAGTTGCCAATGAGGTTCCACTGGCTCCATCATCTAAGATCTCAATACTTCCTGCCGTGGTATCACTAACAAAATAAATTGACAGTATTCTACACGGACCAGCAAATATTACTCCTGAAGCTGCTAATCTTTTAGCTTTTGCACTTCCAATCCAATCACTCATAATTTACTCCTAAAAATGAGCTCCCGAAGGAGCTCATAAATGTTATTAGGCACTAGTTGCTATTGGTGTGGATAGTGTTTCAGCTTTCCACGTTGAATTAGTTCCATCATCGGATACGCAAGTAAGTTTAACTCTTCCATTAACAGCTGTTGTAGCCGCCAAAGTTAAAGTGTCACCTGCAACATCAGATGCTGGATTAGCAGCAGTTCCGGATTCAAGTTGTGCCATCAAGAACCAGTTTGAAACCAGTGCACCTGGTAAAACAAAAATAACTGTTTTTCCACTCGCTACTGCTGTAGTAATAATAAATTCATATGTTATTCCTACATTTGCAGTGCTCAATGCTGGCATATTAACTACAATGTCATCAGTTCCATCTATTTCAAATAGTGTTCCTGATTCTTGTGCAGTCAAAGTATCAGTGACTGCAGCACCAGTATTAAAAGTTGAACTGTCTACTGTCTGACGAAATAATGCTCGTGTCTGATAAACAGATTCATCTGTAACTACACCAGTTGATGCGGCTATGGAAATAGATTTAAATCCATTCTCCGACCTAACTGGTCCATTAAAAGTTGTTGTTCCCATTTGTCTACCCTCCTAAATAAGTAGTCGTTTTAAGTCTAACGGGGTTTAGTAAAGAGGGCGAAACTAACTTCGCCCTCCTTTATTTATTTTACGCTGCGCCTGGAGTGCCGAATATTCCACGCCAGTCAGACCAGCCGAAGCTGTATCTTTCTCTCGCTTTATATCTAACGTTTCCAGTGTCGAAGTCGCCTTCCATTGCAGTTCTAATAGGCGCCCTATTGAAGTGTTTAAGTCCATTAGGGGCATCAGTTTTAATGTACCATGCATCAGTGTCAGTCAAGAAATTGTTGATGACATAACCTTGTGGGACCATGCCCATAGATTTAATTGCATTGATATCATTATCAGCTGTGCCTACGCGTCCTGCAGAGTTCAATAACCTTTCAGCTACGAATTGAAGATTTACCGGAAGAATTAATTTCATGCCTCTTAGAGCAATCTTTAATCCTCTTTCATCCTTCATTTGCGAAATCTGGATAAGTGCCGCTTCCAACGAAGTTTCGTTAAGATCGGCAGCAGTGGTTAATACGTTTGTTTGGTTTCCACTAAGAGTTGGATGTGAAGCGGAAACTAATAATGCTCCGTCACCTCCAGTGTATCCAGATGTGGTTGAATTATTTATAATATTCGAACCTTTCACCTGTTTAGTGTTAGCCATTGAACGTGCCAATGCCTTTGTATATCTAGTGCTGATTTTGTCGTAAAGGTTATCCTCCACGGCTTCCTCGGTTAATGCGAAAGCTAAAGCGACAGTCTCGTTGGTATACCTAGCAGTGTAAGTTTCTTGAGCGTCATCGTAGGTTACCCCTTGACCCTCAGGCTTTACACTAGCGTTGGCGAAACCACCAAGCATCACTTCTTCTTCGAACGCACGGTCAGAACTCTCTGTTTCAAAGATTTCTGCCGTTTGATTTTCGTATCGGTCGTATTCCAACCCAAACAAAGCATTCAAGCCGGGTTCGAGTTCTTTGACCAATTGCATACGTGATATGACCATTGTTCTATCCTCCTATCGGCTTATGGGAATGAAGTTGTTAAAGTAGTTTTCAGATAACGGCCCTCGTTAAGTCTGACTATCCAGTTACAATTGGCTGAACTGGCATCTGAATTATCGGGATCTGTAGATTTCCCAACAATAACAAATGTACCAGTAGCGCCAGAACCAACGATAGCAGAAGATACTTCGGCCTTAGATTTACCGTTTGTAGCTACGCCTGTCGTCCATGCATAGTCAACGTTTGAGCCAATACTTGTTGGCCAAGCGAGTGTGCCTGCTGATTGTACTTCATACAACTTGTTTGGATCATCATAAACAAATCCGTAAATCTGCTCTCCGGAAGCCACGTTAATAGCTCCAGGATAGTAATTTGACCAAAATGGTTTTCCTGTAGTAGGGTGTTTGGTTACAAAACAGCCATTGAATACTCCAATGCTCGCAACGTTAGAATCAGCAGATCCACCGAGTGTTCCTTTTGCTGGCGCATTGCCAGCACTATCAGTCACTGTTCCATCTGAAACGTATACGAGATCACCGTTGTATATGGGTCCTGTTAAGTTGTCTTCAATTGGATACCTTGTGGTACCAGCATTTTGAATTGAACTACCTAATTCCCCTACAGGTCTTAAACCAAATGGCGCGTCTATATTTGCCATGATTTTTCCTCATAGTATAAGGTGTGACCCACTCCTCATGAGTGTGTCAAATTTGTGTAAATTATGTGGAAAACCTAACTAGGTTTCTTGCCACCAAAACTTACGCGAGTGCTTCTCTCCGAAGAGATCGGCATGCTAGGATGTTGGTCCTTAAGTGGATCGTTTGCAATCGCTTCATCCTTATCTTTCGTCAGTTGATGAAAGTAAGCATTCCGCTCTTCAACGATTTCCTCAGGAATCCTTGCTAGCATTAATCCTCCAACAGCTATGACACCTTCATATTTACCTGAATCTAATTGAGGCCATTCAGTATCAGGATATTCATCCGATCGGACAAATTCCCAACCTTCCCGCAGTCTGGCAGAGACATTTTTATTGTCCAGCTGTCCTACTACTTCGGCCCTTATCCATCGGTGCTTAAAGCCCTTTGGCGCAGGTGGTGCGTCTAGTGATGTCGGTGGAGCCCATGGTTTCCTTCGAGAAACTTTCTCTCGGGTTTCAGACTCGCGTGATGGTAGTTTTTGCGGTTGTTTCGTTGTCATAATCATATGCCTACTCCTTCACGTACTTCGCATATTCGCTTAGTGGCACACCTAGTTTTTTTGAAATGGCAACTTGTGATGGTGTGAGTCTCACTGTGCCTTTGCGCCTTCCTGGCCCTCCTGTTCTATTAACAGAAGAAACTGCCTGAGTTGGCGAAACTTTGTCAAATCGGTGAGGAAATGTATCCTTCATCCTTTTGTCTATTTCATTATAGTACGAATCGGATGTCGTGTCAAATCCTTCTTCCACCAGTTTACGATGAATTGAGAAGGATGTCAAGGTCATTGGTTCATCCTGTCCAAACCATTCGTTCTTGTTGGCCCAGTCCTCCGCCTTTGGATCCGGCGGTCTTGGGGCCGGACGTGGCTGATATTGAGGCTGTTGGGGCATCCGTGGTCGACTTGGATCAACCCCTCTTGCTTCCATTTCCTGTCTTAATCTTTCACGCTGTGCCTTGTGGGATACTGCGCGTTCCTCCTCAATGGCTAAACGGCTAAGTTTAGTTTGAGCGTCAACTTGCTTGTCAGTGTCCCCCAAATCCATCGCCTCTTTCAGCTCTCTCTTGGCTTGGGTGATCTGCGCTTCCACGCGATCCCCGTATTCAGCGACGTATCCGGAATCAACTTGTTGCGCCCTGCTCTTTATTTCTTGCGCGTCACGCCGAACTCCCTGCGCGTATTGAACGGCAGCCTGTTCGCGTCTTTCAGCTTCCCTCGCTCTTTTTGTTAACTTATCAATCCTGGATTGAACTTTTTTACCGTAGTCCTCCACTTCCGCTGAACTGGCGCCTTCTCCAACGCTGACATCCACTTCTTTAGAAGTGTCATCAACATTAACTCTCTTAGGCGCTTCATCGAGATTGACCTCGGTGACTGCACCTTCCGCTGGCAAGTCAACCATCTTGGCGTCCGCCTCTGATTGCATTTGAACTTGCATTTTTTCTTCTGCAGGCATGTTTCCTCCTGTTATGTTTTAAATTGCAGGATATCCTCCGGGTCCTTGACCACGGCGATTATCTCGTCATCATTAAGTATTCTCACTTCACCACCCTCTATTCCAAATCTGGAACCGGCGTATCGACCGAATATGATCCAGTCACTTTTTTTACACCATGGTCCGTTTGGAAATCTCTCTTTGTCTCTGTAGGCATCCGGTCCTACCTTTAATACTAAACCTGTTACTGTTGAAAAGCCCCGCTCCTCCATCGTCGTGTCGGACAATATTATTCCACCCTTAGTCTTTCCTTGTCCCTTATAGGGGAGAACTAAAATTCTCCACCCAGTTGGGTTGGGTAATCGTTCTAATGCTTTATCAGTATCGAGATGCTTAACATTTTCAAGAGCCTCTTGTTGTATCTTGGAGATAAAACGATTCTCTTTTTCTTCAGCTACTTTATTATTTTCATCCGCTTCTATTGCGAGGTCTTTCTCCTCTAGGGCGAATCTACGCTTTGGTATCTCTTTGTTCTTCATCTTTCTGCAGGTCCTGTATCTCCTGTTCCATTATGTTATAGCCCTTGTATTCACCCACTGTCTTGTTGTACTCGTCAAAGCTGTGAATGCCAGCAGCGATAATGTTTTTCAGTTGTTCTTTGCGCTCACGAATCCTTTTCAGGATCACGTAGATAGCGGTTGTGTCTTCCATTCACGCGCATTATACACTAATTTACATAAAACGCAATTATTTTTTAACCAGACTTCCACCAAAATACAATCCAACGATCGCGGCCATAAGATGCGTATCCATCGGCGTTATCACCACGCCTGCGAACTGCCTGTCCACAAGCATCTCCTTCTGTTCGATTAGGAACAGAAAACCTCTGCTGAACTCCGTCCAGGTCAGGAAGACTGAAACGTCAAAAAAGACCGGAACGATCTTCGGCCAGACGATTATGAAGAAAACCGCCGTAAGGGCGATTATCCTCCTCGTCCACGTGAATCCCTTGTTATCATACTTCCGCGCCTTTTCAATCGCGTTCATCTGGAATTTTCCGCGTGCAAGAAGCATCTTCTGCTCTTCCTGCTTCGCCTTGATGCTCTGTCCCCAGATGGTCATGAAACCACCCAGAAGAGAGGATCCTAGCATTGTCACCATTTCCACTGGAAGTCCGAACATTATGTCACCAAGCTCACTATTCCGCCACGGGCGAATCCCTGCTTAAATCCTGGTCCTCCGTGAAGGCTGATCATCATCTGCTGCAAAGGGTTTTGAGCGCCCCATAATTCATTCGGGTTTCCTCGTGGTATTCCTGATGGGGAGTCATAATAGCCACCGCCGTAGCCTCCGCCACGACCACCTCGTCCGCCGCCGTAGCCGCCGCCGTAGCCGTAGCTTCCCCAGCCGCCACCGCCGCCGCCACCACCGCCGCCGTAATCCCAGTTAAGCATGTCAATTCCTACATGGCCAGGTAAAGGAACACCGGAACCCATATTCATAAGATTTCCAGTTCCTCCCTCATAACCACTAAAATTTTCTGTTAAATAATCATATTCCCATTCTTCGCCACCTTGAGATAAAAAATCCTCTTTACTCATAGTAGGAAGAGAAGGATATAAATTTTCCATTACATCCCCTATGACTTTATTTTTTGTTGAAGCCTGCCAAGGAATAGTGTTTCCGTCTTCGTCTTTTACTTTACCAGCTTTATGCAATTCATAAGCTGCAGCTACTGCTTTATCAATTGCAGCTTGAATTGTATCCTGAACTACTTGACTTGAAGCAGTGCTGCCAGTATTGGCCCCAAACCAACTTCCAAATCCGGTAGTCATTGCTGGGGTTGAAGCTGGTACTACAGGTGTGGGTGCTGAAGAAGGATTCCAAAAATCCACTCCAGATACATCATCACCATAAGCATAACCATAGTCTATACTAGGTGCTGGTGTAAAAGTTGGTGCTGGTGGATCGTCTGGCGGATTACCTCCCCAAAAAACTTCTGGTTCATCATAACCATAGTCTATACTAGGTGCAGGGGCGCCGCCGTTTCCTCCGCCGTTTCCTCCGCCGTTTCCTCCGCCGTTTCCTCCGCTTGGAGGATCATTCAAAAAACCCCATCCAGATTCAACGTACGACATTATCTATAACTCGAATGCAACGCGTGCGGTTTGCCTTGATAAATTTTTTCGTACATTCTTTCAAATTGATGGTACGGCATGAACTCGCCTCCACTCTCTATGTAAGCTCTGAATTCGTCTTCATATTTATTTGGTTTAAGATATTTATGCAATCCCCTGATTCCTGATTCACGAAGTGAATCGTCAAATGGTATGATTGGTGGTGGAGCTTCCTCCTCGATCAGTTCATCATAAAATTGTCCCGGTACATATTCACCTTCAACAAGTTCCTCCGGCATTGGAAGGCTAGGATCCAACAGCCAAGGTGCAACTGTTATATCTTCAGGTTCCTGTGGGTCAGCTGTTCCCAATCTTGGGCCTGCGTCCGGAGTGTACGTCTCCAAATGCGGGTGTCCTCTTCTCTCTTTTTCAAAAGGAAGGACCACGTTAGGATCCTTAAGATTTTGGAAATAAGGGTTAGTGTTAAATTCTTTTTGTATCGCCGCCGCCTCGTCACTTAAGTAAGGCATATCTGCATGCGGCCACGGGCCTTCATAAACTTCTTCAACTGATTCATCTATTACTTCATCCCCAGGAAATGTCTGGTCAGCATAATTTGTTAAAACTTCTTCTGTTGCCTCATCGCGTGGAACTGCACCGCCAATTCCAATTCCTCCAAAAATATCGGAACCCATCTGCTTCAGGTCGCCCCAGAATCCTTTTCCAAGATCCGAGACATTGCTTCCAATGCCTGCAACGTGAGATAACGGGTCTGCTTTTTTTAAACCTTTTTTTGCGAGCCCTGAGAGCATGGCTCCCCATATTCCACCCTTGTCCATAATATCCATGAATCCGCCTGTAAGAGGATACATTTTATTATATGCGGGTTTATTTCCTTGTCGTAAGTCACGGCTCATGCCCACATAGGCGTC